AGATTGAAAGCGACTATTTAGAGAGCCAAGATGCGCTCCAAGAGTTGATCGATCGCAGAAGAGAAGATTATGGAAGACAATTTTCAGAAGACCCCACCTCGTTGGTTGACGAGATTCAGTCGATGTACGGATTTGATTATGTTCCTTAGTCTATTGATGCTATTATTTAGCCCAGCGTCCGCTGACGAGGGAAAGTTCACTTTCTTGGGTCAACAACAGTGCGCACCGTTTGAAGGCGTCTTATTCGATCCTCCTGCGCTTGCTACGATTCTTGCAAGACAATCCACAGCAAACCTAGCATGCCAAGCGCGAATAGAGTACGAGTTATCTGTCGAAGCTGCGGGATACGATCTGGAAATCCAAGAACTACAGATTTCTCTCGACGCATTGAGAGAAGAAAGCACTCTTATGATAACACAAAAAGATTTAGAGATACAACAACTCCAAGAATCCATTCTACGCCAGTCTTCCGACAATAGGCTGTGGTGGTATGTCGGAGGCGTTGCGACCGGTGTGGCGGCATCCTACGGCGCGTATAGGCTATTCAATGAGTGACAAAGAGAAGCTAAATAATATCGCAGCAGTTGAAAAGGCGATCTCCCAGAAATACGGCACCGAGGCAATTCAGAACCCCAAGGCGAACTGGGACGAGAACAAAGAAAAGGAATACCTGGAGCAATCCAAAGAATTCTATCAGAAATCTTACCAGAAAGATGAACAACAGGAAAAAGTTGACATTAATGGCATAAAGGTTTCAAAAAAACTACTTAATAGAGAATCTCTAAGATGTTGTTCGGTCTGTGGATCTTATCCAAAGAAATCGATGGACGATGTTTGTCTCACTAAATTTGATTGTTGCAACAAGTGTTACATTCAATATGTGGACGGTAGAGAGAAGAGATGGCTAGAAGGATGGAGACCAAAATGAAAATAACTAAATCGATATTAGCTCAAATTATTAAAGAAGAATTGGACCATTTTAACGAAAGTGAGATCGCCGCGGCAGCCCCAGAAGAAGCAGGCGCAGCGGATCTAGATCAAAGCAAAACAGATCTCCAGAAAGACACCCGCGCAATAAGCAGTTCTAAACTCGCTCAAGATATTGGGAACCTCGCGACAGTTGAAGTTAAGGCGCAAAACTATCTGCGAGCAATAGCTCAAGTTTTGCAAGCCCCGGGAGACCAATCAGATGCGCGAGTTCTCAAGTTCCTCGACAACGCGCTGAAACAAACCCAAGCAAAGGTAAAGGGGTAATTAATAATGGCAACAGTATATGAAATAGTACAGGGACTTTCACAAGCCGCAGCAAACGCATACGATGGAGCGCTTGGAGAAGACTATGAACCAGTAAAGACCGGCGCCCTTCGCCGCGAAGAAGGCGACATGCTTATTGACCAGCGTGTGATGGATGGTTTTGGTGTGAAGTTTTATGGCAATATGATGTGCCTCACTTATCACTCTGAAATTCAGCTTAAAGAGGTTTATGGTCCTGGTTTTGAGAGTGACATTGACCAGCGCATGACTGACATCTCCAAGTGGCTTAAGAAAGAATACAAACGTATTACTGGCGACTCTGTGACTCTTACTGTTGAAGGGGAGGTTGACATTCGTGCCGAAAACTCATCCCGCGTACGCTCTTGGGTGACTGCGAAGAAGCACTTTAAGGTCGGCGGACTTGACGAGGCGATGAATGACGATAACTCTGGCAACAATGCGCCCGTTGAAAAGAGTTGGGAAACCTTCCTAGGCCAAGGCGGCTGGAACGGTACTGGCGGAAAGCGCCCTGATAATGACAGCCGCAAGAAGGATAAGGGCCCACAATCATAACAAACATAATGATGCATGAGTTTTCAACTAGACAAAAAACAAAAAGTAAAAGAGATATTAAAGTGCGGTAAGGATCCCGCTTATTTCTTAAAGACATACGCCCGTATATCCCATCCGATGCACGGGCTTATTTTATTTGATACCTATGATTTCCAAGATAGCCTGTTACAAGATTTTAATGATTATCGTTTTAATGTTATTTTAAAAGGGCGACAGCTTGGTATATCAACCGTTACCGCTGGTTATATCGTGTGGCTTATGTTGTTCCACCGCGATAAATCGATTCTTGTCATGGCGACCAAGTTTGCGACCGCAGGAAACCTTGTAAAGAAAGTAAAAGGTGTCATGCGTCACCTTCCCGATTGGTTGAGAATCTCGACTATTGATGTAGATAACCGTACATCCTTTGAGCTTTCCAATGGGTCAACTATCAAAGCTGCCTCAACCTCCGGCGATGCTGGTCGTTCGGAAGCTCTGTCACTTTTAGTGCTCGACGAGGCTGCTCACATTGAAGGGCTCGAAGAATTATGGACAGGTCTTTACCCAACGCTATCAACGGGTGGTCGATGCATCGCACTGTCGACTCCCAATGGTGTCGGAAACTGGTTTCATAAAACATGCACAGGCGCCGAAGCTAGCACCAACAATTTTCACTTAACTACACTCCCTTGGGATGTACACCCCGATCGCGATCACGAATGGTACAAGAAAGAAACTAGAAACATGTCCAAGAGACAGATCGCACAGGAGTTGGAATGCAGTTTCAATACTTCTGGCGAAACTGTTATCGACCCAGATGACATGGAATGGTTGCTGTCAAACGTACGCGAGCCCAAGTACCGCACTGGCTTTGACCGTAACTTCTGGATTTGGGAAGAATTTGATCCGTCATGCAACTACCTCATATCTGTTGATGTGTCGAGAGGTGATGGCGCCGATTTCTCAACATTTCACATTATTAAATTAGAGACTCTAGAAATCATCGGAGAATATCAGGGCAAGCTTACTCCCGATTTGTTTGCAACGATGTTAAATCAAGTTGGTCGAGAATTCGGAAATGCCATGATGGTGGTAGAGAACAATAATATCGGCTACACTGTTTTAGACAAACTAACAGAATATGCATATCCTAATATTTACTATTCTATTAAGTCAACTCACGAGTATGTGGAGCAACACATCGCAGAACATACAACATCTGCAATTGCTGGATTTACAACTTCTATGAAAACGCGCCCTTTGATTGTCGCGAAATTAGAGGAGTTTATAAGAAATAAACTAATTAAGGTATATTCATCGCGTACCGTGAATGAATTTAAGACGTTTATTTGGAGGGCCGGCAAGCCCCAAGCAATGAAAAGCTATAATGATGATTTAATCATGGCTTTAGCAATTGCTTGTTGGGTAAGAGATACGGCTATTCAGACAAACGCTCGCAATTTAAATTATCAAAAGGCCTTCGTTGATGCAATTTACACGGTTAAAACTACTATGAACACACAGATAAAAGGCCAAGATGGCTACAAACCCAATAATACAACTGATATAATGTCTGAAGCAAAGTCTTATTGGGACGAATATAAGTGGATTATAAAGTGAGGAATATAAACTAAATGGCACAACGAAATAGAAATCAAGGAAACAACCCGGCAAATAGGGATAATAATCTATTCAAGGCTCTTACGCGGTTGTTCTCTGGTCCGATTGTCAACTACCGTTCGCAGACCGGTAGACGCATACGCCGCCAGCATTTGGATAAGTTCTCCTCGCGCTTTAAAACTGCATCAGGGCAACAGTTCAAAAAGGCTCAATATAACCCGCTTGATACGATTGCATCAAACGCTATACAGAACCAGCGACGATCCGAACGCTATGTGGATTTCGATCAGATGGAATACATGCCAGAGATCGCCTCTACAATGGATATCTACGCAGACGAGATGACAACTTATTCAGAGTTGCGTCCGATGCTTAATGTAAAGTCTGGCAATGAAGAAATCAAGGCAGTCTTAACGACACTTTATGAGCAAATTCTTAATGTTCAGTATAACCTGTTCGGCTGGTCTCGTACGATGTGCAAATACGGTGACTTCTTTTTGTTTCTCGATATTGATGATAGCTTTGGCGTGAAGTCGGTCATCGCTCTCCCACCAATGGAAGTTGAAAGACTTGAAGGGCAAGACTCTACTAATCCCAATTACGTCCAATACCAGTGGAACTCTGCCGGTATGACTTTTGAAAATTGGCAGGTTGCACATTTCCGTATCCTTGGTAACGATAAATATGCCCCATATGGAACCTCCATTCTTGAACCTTCCCGTCGTATCTGGCGCCAGCTAACCCTGATGGAAGATGCTATGATGGCATATCGTGTTATCCGCTCGTCGGAACGGCGTGTTTTTAAGATTGATGTCGGCGCAGTGCCGCCAAACGAGGTTGAGCAGTTCATGCAAAAGACTGTATCGCAACTTAAGCGACATTCTGTTGTTGATGCCAAAACTGGACGCATTGACCTTCGCTACAATCCTATGTCTGTCGAGGAAGATTATTTTATTCCTGTTCGTGCAGGTTCCGTAACAGATATTCAGAATCTTGCTGGTGGGCAGAACACTACACAAATCGACGATATCAAGTATCTTAGAGATAAACTCTTCTCTGCTCTTAAGATTCCTCAATCTTATCTGGCGATGGGAGAAGGCGCCGCGGAAGATAAAGCCACATTGGCCCAAAAGGACATTCGTTTTGCGAGAACAGTACAGAGGCTACAGCGAGTTATTATTTCCGAGCTAGAAAAGATTGGCATCATTCATCTTTATACTCTTGGTTTCCGCGGAGATGACCTTCTGGGCTTCTCCTTATCTCTTAACAACCCATCGAAGATCGCAGAACTTCAAGAACTTGAGCATTGGAAGCAAAAGTTTGACATCGCCGGATCTGCAACAGAAGGCTATTTCTCGCGACGTTGGGTTGCCGAGCACATCTTTAATATGTCCAACGAAGAGTTCGTACGCAACCAACGCGAAATGTACTATGACCGTACTCATGATGCAGAGCTTCAGCAAGTGGCGGAAGCGGCTGCAGCAGCAGGAGGCGGCGGACTCGGTGGAGATCTCGGCGGTGACCTTGGTGGCGACCTTGGTGGCGACCTTGGCGGAGATCTTGGCGGCGACCTAGGCGGTGACCTTGGTGGTGGACCTGAAGAAATACCCGCCGGCGATGCGGCAGCAGGCGATGCCGCGGCAGAATCGGCCCTATTGGCGGTACCGCCAGGCTCCCGCGACGTTCGTACTTATAAAGGCGGAGCCACATATCGCCCTGTCAAGACGGACAAACGTCCAGCCGGCGCAAGACGGCGCTCTATAGCCGCAGCCGGCTCTAAAGAAAAGAGTAGTTCAACACACCGAAACACTTTTCCAGGCATGACAGATATCAACACTCTAACAGGAATGCATGGTTTAGCAAGTCTTTATGAGCAAGATCAATCTATTTATAAGTTGAAAGAGAAATCAGAAGAGGATAAATTATTTGAACTCAATGATTCTATTCGATCTTTGATCGAGGGTCTTGAAGAAAAAGAAATATTAACGGAGCAACAAGATGAAGATAAAACACAACAAAAAGCGTAATACGGCATTCGTGTTTGAAGCACTTATACGCGAAGCGACAGTGGCAATTATAAAAGAGAGCCATGGCACTAAAGAAAAAGTTGTTTCGATTATTAAAAAGCATTTTGTTCCTGGTTCTGTATTATACAAAGATCTCCAAAATTATAGGTCTCTGTATGAGAACCAAAGCCTCCCAAGGGACATAGCGGAGAAGATCGTAAAAGAAGCAAAACTCGCTAGCCGTTTGTTAGATACGGAAGGCTTGTTTTTAAGCCAAAGTGATCTTATCGCGGATGTTAACAAAGAATTAACGCCAGAAGTCTTTAATAATTTCGTTCCCAATTATAAAACTTTAGCATCTATCGCACAAATGTTCTCCGATAAGCCATCACCCAAAAGCACAGTTATTCTTGAAAATAATATTATCGAAAACATGACACTATCAGAGACCAAGCAAGAAACGATGGAGCCTATCGACAATTTGATTATGACCTCCTTTGTTAAGAGGTTCAATGAGAAATATAAGGATGAGTTATTAGAGAATCAGAAGGCTCTCTTGAACCACTACATCACTTCCTTTGCCGATAACGGAATACAGCTTAAGACGTTTTTAAATACAGAAATTACTTCTTTGAAAGAAGCCCTTGTCTCGTCT